GGAATGGTTACAACCTGGTTTCCAGTAATGGTTCCCGTAAATTCTATAATTCTATGTGCAAGAACTGCACCTGTTGATCCATCAGAAACGGATAACGTTGTTGTTTGAGCGCTGCCCGCTATGGATTGCGCTGTATAACCACCAGCTATTTGTTCATGATTTGTAAATTAGTATTAGTTTTAGATCCCCAGTCACCGGCATTTTCGCCGGTTGTCATTAACTCGGTACCTAATCCTGTATAACTTGATGCCATAATTTATCCTATGCGCTTGCTACAAAAACCTCCACATCACACGCTGCAGTATCTGCATCTACGGTGATATCTGTTAAATTATCAATGCCTGAAGCTAAAGCAGATCCTGCTGCTTTCATCGTATCCACAACGCCACCGCTATTATCACCTGGATAAATAAACGAGTGACCAGCGTCAACCTTCATTTTAAATTCTGTGTTGTCTTCATCTCTAAACGTTAACACAATATGATTAGATGAATCTAAATTTGTAATTCTAATATATCTGACATCACCATCGTCAAATATTCCTGCAACATAACCAACTTTATTAGCTGTTACACCTACACCACTAATCGCTGATATAAATCCTATTAATCCACATTCTGTTGTTGAAGCAGTTACAACTCTTTTTGTAATTTCATTAACACTAGAAATATCTAAAGATCTTTCCGATCCATAATCTATGTTGTTGAGAGTGATTGCTTCTTTTACTGATACTGTTAGTGTTGCCATTATTTTATTCCTTAAGGTGTCTGTTGAGGAACGGGTATACGAGGTTCGCCATCTGTATAATCGTCTCTTCTTCTTCTACCTAATTGTTCTCCACCGAATTTTTGTGCTTCGGTTTGATATTTTTGTTCGTATAATTGTAGCATATCCATTGGACCTTTTAAATAACTAAATGCTTCCACAAGACATGCATATAAAAGTCCATTGCCAAAATTAAGACTTAAAAAAGTTGTCGTATTTGCTGAACTCAATCCTGTTGGTCTAGCATTATAATGAATTTTGTACATAAAAGCTGAAGAAGGTGTTGGAACAATTGTAATTCTTCCTGAAGAAGTTGCACCAGTTCCTTCTGCTCCTCCTGACATAGCATAGTATTTTGGTGTGCCAGTAGTCGTTTCAGCTGTATCATATTCTCTTAAAAAGCTAATATCTTTCTTTTCTAAAAAGCTATTAGCCCCCGTTGCTGCTGTTGTTGAAGTATAAACTTGTATTCCTCTAACAAATAAAGTTCCAGCGGGAGCATAAACATTGTCTTTTGAAGCTGTTAAATTTCCAAGCATTTCTTTTCGATCTGCATCAAGTGGAATTTCTCTTTGAATTCTAAGTTCTGAATTGTCTATAAATTGATCTGTAATTGTACTTGAAAGTACGCCTGTTCCAACTTCGGTATAATTCTGAATTGCTGTTGTCAGTGTTGAATAAGTAAATCCTGCCATATTATGCCGTTAGAGTTGCTGGACCAGCCGAACAATTCTCTCCCCCTCCTGATACTCCTCCACTTGTAGCAGTATCTGTATTGACAGTAAAGTAATAGTAGTCATCTGTCTGTGTTACATCACCACTAGAGTCTCGTTTGCCTACGGTGATCGAGTAGCCAGAAGAATATGCAATATTAGATCCTGTAATACCATCAAAACTATTTGGATCACTAAAAGATGCAGAAGTAGAAGGTGCTCCTCTAAATCTAACTGTATCACTTGTTGATCTACCATGACCTTTTTCAAATACATTTATAATTCCTGATGAAGCTGAAATAGTAGAAAAAGGATCTGGTCCTAAAATTGCAATTACTTCATTTTCAGTTCTATCCGGTCTTGCATTTAATAAACCTCGTTCTCCCCCTGCATATCCTCTTGGTTCTAATTGAGGATGTTTAGCTTCAAATTCTGATTTATGTACAAACATACCATTCCATTCTTTAACCATTTCATTGTACGGAAATTCCATTCCTGATCTATCTGATATTGCTTTTGCGTATTTTGTCATTATGTTCCTGGGTAATAAACTTTCGGTGTTATGTGAACACTAGTAGAAGAGCCATCTTCTGATAATGCTCTAGCTAACTCATCTTCATAATATAATTTCATTTGTTGAGCTGCCTGTGGATTAAATTTTTGTGCTAAATAAAATGCTAAACCAGATGCCATACAAGGTACGAATCTATATGGTACGTCTGTTGCATCAGTATATGTTGCATCTGCATCTTGAATTCTTTTTACAAAGAAAATGTGAATTTCTTTTGATGCATTAGATGAATCAGGTGTCGGGTAAAGAGTGACCGTTGTTTTATCAACAAGTCTTTGAACAAAATATCTAGAAGGTGTTCCTTTTGATAATTTATTAGCTAAACTTGAAAAGGTTGCTCGATCTGTTTTTGTAAGTGCGGAATCAGCTTGATCTGTATCTCCTCTATCGGATCTAAGAGTAGCTTCTAAAACATCAGCCAAACCATAGGTCGATGTTCCTGTTGTTCCGCCTGCTGTAGTAGAACTTGTTCCATCACCAGTTGCTCTATAAAAAGTATATTCTGCTTGACCTTCAATAAGATCAATATCTGTGTCGCCTACTTCCCAGTAGTGCAATCCTCTATTGCCCCATTCTTGAAAAAGAATATTTAAAGAACGTCTTGCTGTTTTTAATTGATATCCCGAAACAGATTGTAAGCCAATTCGCTCGTAAGCTTCTTCGATAATCTCATCAACAGCAAATGTTTTGTCGAACGTTACTGTTCCGGAAGTAGTATTAGCCATATGCTACCTCCTTATGCCGGTGTTTTAATAAACTCTGCTATAACTGTGTACATGTTACCGTCATCCGCTTGACTCGGTATCACAACATTAATATCACCGTTTGTGTTAGCATCTGTGCTTGGTGGTAATCCACCAAATTCTCTAAAGTCCCAATAACCTGTTCCGACTAAACCAAGCAAAGGTCTATCTCCATCTGAATCTTCAAAATCTAAACGAGCGTGTGAGTCGCCGCCATCTCCAGAATCACATGCAAACCAAATTCTTTGCAAAGCTCCGAGTTGTGCAACACCTGCTACAGTACGTGCTGAAGAGTCAAAAAATACCGTTGTGCTTGTGCTACCGTCTGATTCTATAACTATTTTTATTACTACTCGTTTGTCGTTTTCTTGTAAAACTTCTGGTCCTGTTACTGTATTTGCCATAATCCCTCCTTAATCAAGATTACTAGATGGGGCCGAAGCCCCATCATGTCTTTATTTATTAGCCGTTATTGTAATCAAAAGCTGCGCCAGTGATTTTAATAACTAATTTACCTGCTGTGTAAGCAGCTTCAGTAGCTGTTCCACAAGTTAGGTAAAGATATTTTAGTGAAAGTGCTGCTAAAGTAGCTGCGGCATCATGTTGTTGTCTCATGCCAAGAGTCCAGTCACCACCATTTACAACAACTGTTGGAGTTGATACCGCTGCATTTTCTGCATCAGTAGCTGTCGCTGAACATACTAAATTAATATCTGGGTCTCCACCTGTGGGTGCTTCAACACAGCTCATTTCAATGCTGTATGGAATACCATTAACTCCAGTTGTTAGTTCTGCGATGTAAGCATTAGCTGCTCCACCATCAGTACCAATAACATCGTTAGCAGAACCACCACAAGCTAATCCACCATGTAGATCAATTAGAATAGTCGTGCAAATGTCACCGCCTATTTTATTAACAAATGTGTTAATTGCATCATCAGCAATACCTGATCCATGCGCATTAGGTGTAACTTTGAAAATAGTAGCTGCTGTACCTAAACTTGCATTATTAGTACCAGTTGAAGTTCCTGCTGCTACGATGTTGGTGCCAGTAGCAGCGACTTTTTCTATTTCCATACCGCCAGCGGCTTTCATAGTCGCATAGTCAGTAAATGTTCCCAGTGTTGAACTTTTCGTAGATACTTTTATATCCCCATCGGATCTAACCGTACCGTTAAACGTTGTTGTTGCCATAATTATAATCCTCCTAGTTTATGTGGATATAGTCTCTAGGCCGTCGACTATACGCGTCTATATCCAATTAATAATTGTATAGTAATTAATCTATAACGCAGATTTGCGTTCAGTGCAAGGTATCCTGTAGTAAAAAATTGATTTTTGATAGCGCTTAAGTGGCTATCGAAACTTCGGCTTGGGCCTCGTTTATTTTAGTTTGAAGCGTTTGTTCTTCAAACTCTTTGGCAATGATCTCTTTAATAACATCCTGGATTTTTTTATTAATTTCAATCATCCTGATATTATGCTTCCCGTCCTTCAGGTGCTCTTGTTGCCATTCTAACTCCAAGGACCGTTTCGTATTGTACAGGTCTTCCGTCATTTATAACTTCCTCATAAGTTATCCATTTACCACGGGTAAATCCGTCTTTTTCGAACTTTACCTCATTTTTTCCCAGTTTGTCAAGGACTGATTTTTCAATC